GGCAGGAACGGCGAAGACTTCTTCCTCTATGATTGGACAAGAGAAAGCTGGAACCATGTGTCTCTTTCAAAAACCGCCGGAACTGAAGCCATTGCCGCCGGCGCCGACTATGCAGGACAAGGACGTGCAGGCGCGGGAAGCGGCGCTCAGGGCTGAGCTCGAGCAGCGCCAGGGCACGCTCACCACGGTCAAGACGGATCTGGCGCCAAGCGACGTTGCCGGCCGGCGCCGCGTGCTGCTCGGAGTCTGACGCCATGACAGCGATGAAACGCAGTTTCCGCCGCCGCGTGCTCGATTGGTGGTATTGGCGACGGCATGCGCGGTTGGTGAAGCGGCGATCCCACTGATCAACATCGGCGCCTTTCCCTTCTCTTGCGATTTCCAACACTTAGCTTCGCTAAGATGTTGAAATCGCTTTCTCCCCCACAAGGGGGAGAAAAGGCGCCGCGCTGTCCTCGACGCTAGTTGCCAACGCTTAAGATCTACGGGAGCGCTGATGCGGCGCGCTATCTTCCCGCTTGTGGGGGGAGAAAGCATTTTCCTGCATTTGCGAGCGGGCTTGTCCCCGAGCAAGTGCTTGGAAAATGCCACAGAGTGGATTTCGTAGGGCGTCACCCGATCACCCCTTCTTCGCGAACGCCCAGACCATCACCGGATACTCCTCGTCGTTGCTCAGGTCCCGCCACAGCCCGTACGCCCGAACCGGGCCGCCAATATGGGCCCTGGCGCAGGCCTTGTTGCCCCAGCCGAAGGCCTGCACGTCGTCTTCGGCGAAGCCGCCTTCGACCATCAGCTGCTTGAGCCCCGCGGGCGTCCAGCGACTGTAGTCGTGCGGGCGCGCATGCACGCGAAACAGGAAGGGCGTGGCCACCATCGCCCAGCCGCCGGGCCTCACCATGGCGTGGATGTTGGCGGCCGCCGCCAGCGGGCGCTGCACATGCTCCAGCACCTGGTCGGCAATGACGATGGAGTATTGCTCGTCCGTGCGATCCTTGCAGATGTCGAAGTCGGGGAAATCGAGTGACCGGTAGTCCGGGCACATCGCCCGCCAGTAGCGGTTCCAGCCCGGCGAGATCTCGATCACGTCGCGCGACTTGCGGTTGGCCGCCTCGAGGAAGGTCGTGAAGGCCTCGATCTGGCGGATGCGCAGCCAGTTGCGGCTGTCGTAACCGATCAGCCGCTTCACTGCTTGTTTGCTTCGGGTTTTCAGCGCGCCGGCAAGGCTCATTCTCGACCTCCCTCGTGCCCGCCGCGGATGGGTGTGTAGCACCCAGAAGTGCGCAAAAGATGACATGAAGAGGGTAATCTCCCCCCGTGTGGGGGAGATGCCCGGCAGGGCAGAGGGGGGCGCTGTCCCGCCGGCTTCTCCATCGTTTCGCTTACCAGTTTCCCGGCCAGGTGTTCTGGCTGACTTCATCGAGAGGTGGCGCTCTACGGCGCCCCCCTCTGTCCTGCCGGACATCTCTCCCACGAGGGGGGAGATTGGCAGCTCCGGCCGCTCCGCCAAACAAGCGAGATCCCCATGACCGATTCCCGCGCCCGCGATATCCTGTCGCGACAGGCCGAACTCGAGACCGAACGCGCCGCCTATGAGCCCGTCTGGGAAGCAGTGGCGGAGTTCTGCGATCCCGATGCGCCCGACATATGGACCGGCCGCCGCACCAGCCGCGGCGAAAGCCAGGCCGAACGGCAGGAGCGGCGCGGCTCTCGCGTCTACGCCAACACCATCAACTCCGCCGCCAACCGGCTCGCCGCCGGGCTGGAAAGCCTAATCATCCCGCAGTCGGAGAAGTGGCACGGGCTGACCACCGCCGAGATGGACGATGAGGAGACGGACGAGGAGAAGGAGTGGGCGGAAGCCTTGCGCGATTTCCTGTTCGCGCTGCGCTATTCGGCCAACTCCAACTTCGTGCCGGCGACGCAGGCCTGCCTCAGGAATGTCGTGCGCTACGGCCCGGCCTATCTCTATGCCGAGGAAGGCTTCGGCGGCACGCTGATCCGCTATGCCTCCATTCCCGTGGTCGAGGGTTATCTCAGCCGAAACCGCTGGGGCCAGGTCGACACCTTTCATCGCCGCTACGAGCGCACGGCGCGCCAGGCGGCGCAGCTGCTCGGCTACGAGAAACTGCCCGCGCGCATCAAGGCTCTGGTCGACGACCCCGCCAAATGCGAGGAGAAGGTCTCGCTGATCCAGTGCGTTCAGCCGCGCGACGAGCGGCGCATGTATCGCTCCGGCGGCTCCTACCAATATCTCGACGCGGCGTTTGCCTCCTACCACGTGATCGAGGACGAGGAGGAGATCGTGCGCGAGTCGGGCTTCCGCACCTTCCCGGTCTCGACCTTCAACTGGCGCCGCTACGAGGGCGACGCCTACGGCATCTCGCCGGCCATCGAGGCGCTGACCACGGTGCGCGAGGAAAACGCGGTGCGCCGCTCCGGGCTTCGCGCTCTGCAGCAGATCACCGATCCGCCGACGGCGTCCAAGGCCAGGCTCGACTATGTGCCGGTGCTCAATCCCGGCGAAAATTATCCGGGCCTGATCGACGACAATGGACGACCGCTGATCCAGCCGATCGCGACCGGCCAGAACCCAAGCTATGCCTTCGACTATGCGGCGAGCCGCGCGGAGGAAATCCGCGACATGATGTTCGTCAACCTGTTCCAGACGCTGGTGCAGAACCCGCAGATGACCGCCACCGAGGCGCTGATCCGCCAGGAAGAGAAGGGCGCGCTGCTCGGGCCGTCGGGTTCGATCATCCAGGCCGGCTTTGCCGCAAATCTCGACCGCGAGCTTTCGATCCTGGAAGACAAGGGCCTCTATGACGAGGACAGCCGCTTCGCGCCGCCGGAGAGTCTTGCCGGCAAGACGGTGCGGCCGACCTTCACCGGCCCGCTCGACGTGCTGCGCCGCTCAGCCGAAGCCCGCGACACCATTCAGGTGGTGACGACCGCCATGCAGATGGCGCAGTTCGATCCCGGCATTATGGACAATATCGACGGCGACGAGGCGCTCCGCGTCGTGCAGAGCGCCGGCCGCAGCCCGCAGCGCATCTTTCGACGCAAGGACGAGGTCGAGGGCCTGCGTGGAGCCAGGGCGCAAGCGCAACAAGCGCAGGCCGGCATGGCCGCGATCGCCACCGCCGGCAAGGTGGCGAAGGACGCCGTTCCGGCGGCAGTGCAAGCGCGCGACAGCGGCCTGCTCGACAGCCTGCAGGCGATGATGCAGGGCGGCCAAGGCGGCGCGGCTGCCGGTGGCGCGGCTGGTGCTCCTGCCGCTGCTCAAGGCGCGATGCCTGCCGGCGCCGCCAATGGTGGCGCATGAGCCGCAAACGCTTTGCCCGCCCATCCGACGCCGGCGGCCCCTTGGCCGCGCGCGAGGCGCTGACCAAAGCCTATCGCCGCGCCTTTTCCGGCGAGGACGGCGAGATGGTGCTCGCCGACCTCACCGCCACCACCGGCTATTATCGCCGCCCGTCCTACGGCGACTGGCTGGCGCGCACCAAGACGCCCGAGGGCTTCGAACTGCACAGCGCGCTGAGCAACGCGCGCGCCGAAGTGGTGCAGCACATCATGGGTTTTCTGACGCTGGAAGATGGCGAGCTCGCCGCACTCGAAAAGGCGGCGCGGGCCGAGGAGAGATGAGGCGCTGAAACTGCCAATCTCCCCCACGAGGGGGGAGATCAGCAGCTTCGCTCCCACCGCCAATTCTGCAGCGTTGGTGATTGGCGAAAGCATGCATGCAGCCAATCTCCCTCCTTGCGGGGGAGATGTCCGGCAGGACCGAGGGGGGCGTGCCCCACCGGCCGTGCCGTGATCTGCCACGCCGCGGTCGCGTCAACGCCAGCCCAGTCGCACGAACCACGTCGCGATCCCTCCGCCATCCGAGCTCCACCCGAAACTCACCACCCGCACCGCCGAACCGGCCGCCGTCCCTGGCGGCCCGTCGCCGCGCGCACTCCCTTCAAAACCGCCGGGCAGGAAACAGCCAATGGTCCACATCATCCCTCTTTTTGTAGGCGAGCGCCGGCTCGATACCGGCAACGCGGTGCAATATCCGGGCTCTTCGCCTGTGGGCGAAGCGATGCAGCAATTCGGCGACCGATGGCAGGCCGCCGCCGAGCGCTACGAGCAGCGCAAGGCGCAACAGCAGGCCTTCGACACCGAGATCGCCGCGCGCCGGCTGAACGGCGAACTCGCCAAGGCCGAGGCCGATGCGGTGGCCAATGCGCCCGCCGACGGCGCCGGCCTGCACGAAGCCATGTATGGCCAGGTCGATCCGTACACCGGCCAGGTGGTGAAGACCGGCCTGTTCGACACGCTGTTCGGCAATTTCCTGAAACAGGTGCCGCCCGAGCTGCGCGCCAGCATTGCCAGCCGCAAGGAAGCGCTGCGCGAGGCGGGCTCCCACCGAATGGCGCTGCAGCAAAATCAGCGCCGCAAGCAATATGAGCAGGATCAGGCGGCGGAGGTTCACTCCGCCGAGCTCAACAACATCGCGCGGAGCGACCCGAACGATACCGCCGCTTTCGATGCCTCGCGCCAGCGCGGCCTCGATCTCATCGCTAAGATGGATCTCGATCCGCAGATCAGGCTGCAGGCCGAAGCCGCCTGGCGCGCCAGCACGGCGAAGCAGCGGATGCAGGCGCTCATCGCGCAAGACCCGCGCCGCGCCGCCGAGATGCTCAGCGCGGGGAAGGTCGCGAGTGACGGCATGGGCGAGACGGTGCGTTCGCAGCTTGCTGGCGGTGCTCGGAACGAAACAACGGAAGCAAACAGCCAAAAAACGCCGGATGAAATGGTCGCACAGGCGTTCGGCGAACGGCCGTCGCGGAATGACCCAGCAACCATTCCTCTCGACGCCGTCACCTACCTGAAGCCGGGCGACATCGGCGCGCTGAAGGCTCAGGCGAACAACGCCACCGCGGCTCAGATGGTCAGAGCGAATGCGAGGGTCATGCTTGCCGAGCAGAACGCCCCGGCGGTCATCGCCATCACCGGCAGATACCCCGAGGAAGAGCCGACCGAGCAGGACTTCGTCAAGGTCTACGGCGCCGACCTGGGGCCAGAACGTTTCGAACAATTCCGGATCAAAGCCGGTGTCGCCAAAGCCTACTCCGACATGCATGCGGCGCCGAACCAGGCGATCCATGCAGAGCTTCGCGATTCCGAACCTGGACCAAGCGGTTCGCCGGAACAGCGCAAACGCTACGAGATAAAGGCCGGCGCCGCCCAGCTGATCATGGCCGCCCGCGAAGCCGATCCTGTCGCTTACGTCAGTCAATTGTTTCGCGGCGACGCTCCGGACTGGAGCAAGGTCAAGACGCCTGAGGAATTTCAGGCGGCCGTCAACTGGGCCAGGGCTGCCCAGCAGCATCTGGGTTTCAGCACAGTATTGGCCGTTCCGCAGGAATTCTCGGACAGCCTTGGCGCCACATATGTCGATGACAGCGTGCCGCTGCAGCAGCGCAACATCGAACTGAGCGACATTCTGAAGGCGGTGCGCGACCCCGAGGCGCGCGTCGCATTGGCCGGACAGGTTTTCCAATCCGCTCTGGCTCGCCTCCGCCAAAACGCGGCGGATGATCCGAAGATCACGCCGGCGGAACTGGAAGCCCAGGCAAAGAACCTCCAGTCCGATCTGATCAACATGGCTGCTCATCCGGCACGCGCGCGGTTCGACGCCGGCCCATGGTGGCAAAAGCCGTTCGCCGCCACGAACGACGTCGTCAGGCTGATGGCCAACGGCGCAACTTTCGAACAGGCCGACAAGTTCGCTGCCGGGATGAACTGGCTTTTCTCCGACAAGAGCTATGACGAGCTGCTGGCGGCCGAGCAAGCCGAAACCGAAAACGCCGAGGACCGTGCCGGATCGGCTGCCATAGGCGCAAACCTGCTCGGCGCTTTCGTCACCGGCCATGGTCTTCAGAGCGCCGGCCTTACCTTCACCGGAAGATTCGGAGCTGAGGCTCTCAAGGGCGTGCCGGGCCTGTTCGCGCGAAGCGCGACCGCAGCCGCCGACGGCGCCATGCTCAGTGGCGTCGACGCCGCGCTCAACGGGCGGGACATCGTGCGGGAAATGGGCTCCGGCGCGATTTTGGGTGCCGGTGGAAATGCGCTCGCCGAGGGGATTAGTGCTGTCGGCAGCCGGGTCGTGGCAAGGCTCACTGGTGGCCAAACCGAGGTCCCGTCCAATGCAGCGCTGGAGGCCCCGGCTCCTTCAGCTTCCGAGAGCATCACAGCGCCTCCAGAGGTCGAGGCCGGAGGTACTATCGCCGGCGTCGATGAATCTACTGCCGGCCACGATCTCCATCTCTACTACATGCCTGAATGGGATGCCGCGCAACGGGCTGCGGCGGATCTCAAAGTTAAGATATTGACCGAAGCCGACACTGTGGTTAGCCGTGCTGTGCGGCTGTTTGGATCGGCGCGGAGGAGGTTTATAGCCGCTGGCAACGAGGTTCTTGCCGGCAGCCATGTGGACCACCGAGTCGATTTGCAGCTTGGAGGTTCAGATACAATCGACAATATGGCTCTGCTTGACGCCAGCGTTAACACAAGTCTCGGGTCTCAAATCAATAACTTGATTAAGAATCTGCCAAAGGGAACTAAAATCAACAAGGTAACTATTGGAGATCGTGATGTTCGAGATATTCCAAAAAAACTTCGAGGTAGATAGCAGGGTCCCGGCGGATTCTGGTAATTCTTCGCTGGAAACAAAGGTGGCCGGGCTGAATGAGTTGCTCGCGACCTTCGGCGGCGCGACGTTCCGTCATGGCTTGTATCGAATAATGCGGGCGCAGGACGTCGCGCGATGGAACGCAAGAGTATTGTTGGGCTTCCCCGAATTCTCCGGTCGAATAACTTGCTTTGGCTATGACTGGCAAGGCTCGGCCTTTGCGGTCGACACCGGAAGGCTTGAGCAGGGCGAGCCAGGCGTTTTGATGTTCGAACCGCATACGGCGGAAGCTTTGCAGATACCGTCCAATATCAAGACTTTCCACGACGTCGAGCTCGTGGAGGAGGACGGTGCCGCCTTGGTCCCCGACGGATACGCAGCATGGCGTGAGAGCGGTGGGGCCGAACCGAATTACCAACAATGCGTAGGTTACAAGAAACCGCTGTTTCTAGGAGGTGAGGACACGATCGACAATTTCGAGTTGTCGGACTTGGATGTCTATTGGCACATCATGGGCCAAATCATCGCCAAGGTGAAGGGACTGCCGCCCGGAACACCAGTGCGCGTGTAGGCTTGAACCCCGGGGGTGGCATGGACGAGGCACCAAGCGCAACCCACCAGCAGACCGTGATAGATCACACATAATCATGTTCACCCACAAACCGTGAGGTTGCGTACAACTAAAAATGCAGGTACGGTGACTGAATGCAAGCGAGAGTTGCTAAGGGCGTAAAATCTGAATAGGCAGAAGAAAGGTATTCGCTGGCCTCTTAGAACTTTCGAAGCTATCCGCACTTGGACAAAGGGGGATTATATGGGTGCAGGGTCTGCCGCCATGCTGCTCGGGGCGCTCGTTCCGACGTTTTTGCTGAGCCGATTATTGCTATGGGTTACAAAGAGTTGGAACGGTGGCGTGCTGCGCCTGTTGCTGGTGCATATCATTTGCGGCGCGCTCGCCCTTGTCGCCTCTGCTTACGGCTACTCGCATAACGGGGCGCCGGATTGGTCCCACAGCTCCGTCTATATGGTTGCTCAGTTGATCTGGCTGATTGTGGATTTTGTTCGCGGCCGCCGCAGGCAAAGCCAGCCTGCGAGCTGATGGCCCTTAGATTCGCCTTCGCTTCGCCGTTTCAGCGCTCGATAGCGCCAGCATCTCAGGCGCCGGCGCTGCCCCGCCCTTTGGGGCACCTTCTCCCCGTGAAACGGGGAGAGGGCAAAGCCGACGCGATCAATAATCGCCGTTGTAGTACCGGTCGTCGCAGGGCGCGGTGTAGATGCGGCCGTAGCGGTCCTGGTAGCGGCAGAGCTGCTCGCCGCGGCGCTGCGGCGTCGTGGCCGAGCCGACGACGGCGCCGAGCAGCGCGCCGCTCGCCGCACCGATGACGGTGCTCTTGGTGTTGCCGCCGATCGCCTGGCCGACCAGCGCGCCGCCGGCGCCGCCGATCAACGCGCCGGTGGTGGCCCGCTGCTGACCCTCGGTCTGCGTCTCGCATCCGGCAAGCGCCGCGGTCATGAGCACCGCCAGAATAGCCTTCTTGATGATCATCTCTAGAACTCCTCTGAAGCCCCGGGACTGACGACAGGGGCGAACGAAGCTGAACTGCGGTCGCATTGCGGCGGAACGGCGGCGGCACCCGCTCACGAAGTGAGTCACGGTTTCCCGGCTGTTGAAGTTCATGGTTTCCAAACCGGAAATGTTAATGGCCAACAGTAAGATAGCGACGCTCTCTGAATCAGATTGCGAGGCTGCTACGCGGCTTCGTTCCGCATCGCCTGCTTGGCCGCGGCGGTCAAAAACCCGGAGCGGCTGTAGCCGTGGCGCTCGGCATAGCGGTCGATTTCGCTGAGCACATCCTCGGGAATCGTAACATTGACACGCACCACCCTAGCCTCCTCGGTCTTGAGCGTGACTAGGATGGCGACACCCGTGCGATTGTCCTTATCGATCATCACATCCTCGAGGGATGACGGCTCGGGAATGGCCTGGCCATCCTCGACAAGGCCATCGACATGGAAGGCAAGCGCCTCCTCGGCCAGCATGCGGGCCTCGTCGAGGCTTGTTCCAGCCGTGATCACGCCGGGGAAATCAGGGAACGAGACGCCGAAATCGCTGTCGGCGTCCTTGTGGATCAGGCCGATATAGTGTCGCATATTTCTACCTCAGCTTCAGGCCAGACTGTTTCTCGATGGATTTCAATGTGCTGACCGGAATGTCGCGCTTGGGGTGCGGCACCGTCACGCGGCCCGGTTTGGTGCGGTGCTTGAACTGGGCGTGACTGCCCTTGCGAGCCACCTCGAACCAGCCGTCAGCCTGTAATCTATCGATGACGTCGGCACTCTTCATGTTGTGTATTGATACACACAATTCAAGAGTGCGTCCAGAGTCTGCGCAGGATGCCCAATCGGCGTTCGCCCTCCGTGTTCGGAAAGCCAAGCAATTGGCTTTCCGTCCGCTGCGCGGACCACGCCTCACCCCCAAGAATGGAGAAATGAGATGACCCGAGGACTACCCCGCACCCTTGCGCGCGCCGTCGCCCGCGAGGCCGGCCTTGCGCCGCCGAAGCTCGGCCTGAAGGCCGCGACCAGCGGGCAGGGCGGAGCTTACCGCACCGTCTTCAGCTTCGCCGGCTTGCAGGTGCCGGTCGCCGATGCGCTGGCCTATGCGAGCCAGAAGATCTTCGACTTCGCCGACGGCAAGGTGCGCATCAAGGGCGGCACGGCGAGGCTGCAGTTTGCGGTGCTCACTGCCCGCGCCTCGACCATCAACGACAATGCGGCTTTGACCTGGTCGCTGGGCTCAGCGGCCGCGTCCAGCGCCACGCTTTCCGGCACCATGGTCAATGTGCTGGCATCCACCGCCCGCACGCTGGACGGCGTGGGCACCGCGGTCTCCACGGCCTCCACCGCCGACATCGCCGCCGCCGCGACGCTCGACGGGACAACGACGCCGGTCGACCTCTATCTCAACCTGGCGTTTGCCACCGGCACCGACATCGACGCCGACGGCACGATCGCGGTGACGGGGACGATCACGCTGCTGTGGGAGAACTGGGGGGATAACGCGTAGGCGCACGAACTGCTGATCTCCCCCCTCGTGGGGGAGATGCCCGGTAGGGCAGAGAGGGGCGCTGTCCCGCCGACCTTGCCGTTGACCGTATCTGAATTCATGCAAACAAACGCGACGTCGCGTTCCTTCGCGCCCCCCTCTGGCCTGCCGGCCATCTCCCCCACCTGTGGGAAGATTGGCAGCTTCAGCGCCGGCGCTCCCTTCTGGAACTCTGAACAAAGGAATTTAACTCATGACAGATCTGGCAGAGGCCGGGTCCGTGGCTTCGCGGCCGGCGGGCAACCTGGCGACGCCTCCGGCCCACGGGGACAACGGGTCCGCCCCGGCGGTCGGCAGAAGTTGGTTTGACGGTCTTTCCGAAGGCAACCGCAAGCTCGCTGAAGCCAAGGGCTGGAACAAGGCCGAAAGCCTCGATCGGGTTTTCACATCCTATGCGGAACTGGAGCGCCAGCAGGGCGAAAGCCTGCGCGTTCCGGCAAAGGACGCGCCGAAGGAGGAATGGGACAGGTTCCATTCCAGACTGCCGGACGCGATGCGTCCGCTGACCTCGGCCGAGAAGGTCGAATACCGGCGGCCCGACAACCTGCCGGAAAACTTCGCCTATTCGGACGAACTCGCCAATGCCTCGAAGGCCTGGGCGGTCGAAGCGGGCGCCAGCCCGAGGATCGCGCAGGCCTATCACGACCGCTTCGTCGGCTACATGGCCGAGCAGGCCGCTGCCCAGCAGGCAGCACTTTCCCGCTCGGTCGAAGCCACCCACGACGAGCTGGTGCGTGACTGGGGACCGACCGACAGCGACGGCTTCCGCCAGAAGCTGGAGGTCGCCAACCGGGCGATGAAGAAGCTGGGGCTGGTCAGCGCCTACAAGCAGAAGGGCATCCTTCTGCCCGACGGCGCGCTGACCGATCCGCAGATCGCCCGGGCCTTCCACGCCATCGGCGAGGCGATGTTCCGCGAAGACACGATCGACGCCGACGGAGCGCCCAGGGGGCAAAATCCCTTCCGGCGCAATGCCGCCGGCGAGCGCAACATTTCGGCGATCTCCGCCCTTGTCAAAATCGACCCTCAACGCGCCCGGCGGCTGGCCCGGGACGCGGGCGAAAATCCGGACCTCTGGATGCCCAGCAACCCTCTCTGAAACCGCCTCATCAAACCTGAAGGAAAGAAAGAATGGCAGACGCCTATACCCGCATCGCGGACGCGATCGTTCCGTCCGTCTATGCCCAATACTCGTTCGAGGAGCACGTCCAGTCGCTCGAAATCTACCAGGCCGGGATCCTGTTCTCCGACCCGGCCATTTCCTCGAAACTCTCGATGGGCGGCCGCTCCGTCGACATGCCCGGCTGGAAGGATCTCGGCAACGATCCGTCGGAGCCGGTCAATGACGATCCGGCCGACTCGATCGAGATGAAGAAGATCGGCTCGCGCCGCGAGGTCGCCGCCCGCAACGTGCGAGCCCAGGCCTGGGGCGTTCCGGACCTGACCGCAATCCTTGCCGGCGACGACCCGCAGAAGCTGATCGTGCGCCGCCAGACCGAATACTGGCAGCGCGCCAACAAGCTGACCCTGCTCGGCATCCTGAAGGGCGTGCTCGCCGACAACGTCGCCAATGACGGCGGCGACTTGGTGCGCACCACCGGCGCCTCGATCGTCGACACCGACATCATCGAGGCGGCGTACCTCATGGGCGACCGCGCCGATAAGTTCCGCACCATCTGGATGCATTCCAAGCAGATGAAGGCCCTCAAGCTCGCCGACCTCATCGACTATGTGCCGTCCTCCGAGCAGGGCGGGCCGCTGATCCCCTATTACATGGGCCTGCGCTGCGTGGTCGACGACGACATCCCGGTCGCGGCCGGCGTCTACACGGCGTTCATGTTCAAGGACAAGGCGATCCTGTGGAACGAGCTGCCGGTGAACTCTGAAGGCGGTCCGCTAGAGTTCGATCGCAAGCCGCGCCAGGGTCATGGCGGCGGCGTCACTGAAATGGTGGGTCGCCGGCATTTCGTGGCGCATGTCCCGGGCACGCGCTTTCTCGACGCCTCGACCGCCGGCGAGTTCGCCACCGACGCCGAGCTGGCCCTGGCGGCGAACTGGGACCGCACCGCCTCCAGCGTGAAGAACATGAGCTTCATCGCGCTGAAGACGACGGAGGCGTAACGACCTTTCGACCGCTTGGCGGGGAGGCAATGCTCCGCCAAGCTGGCTCCGCTTGGTCAGCGCTCACAGCAACGATAGTTCTCGAACGATTACCGATGTGCCGACAGCAACCTCTGACTGCAAAAATTCGGTTGTGTTGCGCAAAAAACACATCAACGCTCGGTGGCCGCTGATAGGTTGGGAGTCGGGTTTCACTTTGGGGTTTCGATGCGCTCACTTTCCTTCTTGTTTGCCGGTTTGCTGGCTTTGTTGACCGGGTCCGCAATGGCCGCCGATGCGGTGGCGGGCGCTCCGGCGGAAAGCATCAACTGGTCGGGTGCCTATCTCGGCGGCGTCGCCGGCTACGGCTGGAAGTCCGACAGCTATCATTACTCTGGTAGCTCGGTCGACTTCGATTCCAACGGCTTTGTTGGCGGGTTGACTGCCGGCTACAACTGGCAGCAGGGTCAGTTTGTTTTCGGTGCGGAAGCCGATATCAGCTACGCCGATATGAACGGCAGCGTACTAGAGATTCCCTTCGTGCCCCCGTGCGGCGTCCCAGGCCAAGGGTGCACGGCCAAGGTCGACTGGTTCGGCACCGGCCGCGCTCGCGTAGGCTATGCCTTCGAGAATTTTCTTCCCTATGCCACCGGTGGCCTTGCAGTCGGTCACGTGAAGGGATCGGCCGATCTCGGCGCATGCGGTGCTAGTCCGACTTGCGATTTCAGCGACACACGTTGGGGCTGGACCGCTGGCGCCGGCGTAGAATGGGCGATGAATCAGCAGGTTTCGTTCAAGGCCGAATATTTGCATGTCGACCTTGGCCGGCCGTCCTTCTCGACCAGCAATCCGCCGGATCCGTCGACTGACCGCATCGACTTCGACACCGTCCGCATCGGTATCAACTATCATTTCTAGGGTCCTGACTGGCTTCGGCCGAGCTGCCGCAAAGATAGGGGAATTCGCTGGCGCCTGAGGCGTCAGCGTTCCTGGCTCCGCCCGGGCAGGACGCCGTAAAGCGCCGACACGCTGACATTCCGCACGCAATCCAAGCCGCCAGTCGCGGCTTTTTTCATGCCCGGAGTTCCCATGACTTTTGCTCGACCAAGCCGGACGAGGCGCTGACCCATGGCCATCACCCCGCTCGACATCGCCAACATGGCTTTGGCAGTCCTTGACGAGGCGCCGATCGACAGCCTTGACCAGGACGTCAAGGCGGCCCGCCTGCTCAACCTGCATTTCGACCTCACCCGCGAGGGCGAGCTGGCGAAACACGCCTGGGTGTTCGCCATCCTTTCGGCCTTGGTGCCGGGCTCGGATTCAGGAAGCGGCGACTGCACGCTGAATTATGCCTACGAGCTGCCGGCCGACTGCATCCGCCCGCTGCCGCTGGCCGACACCGGCGAGCCGGGCGGCGTGCCGATTTCCTGGCGCCAGGAGGCGGGGCTGGTCTATTCCGACCAGCCGGGACCGCTGACGATCCGCTACATCGCCAACCTCACCGATCCGAACGACTGGGACGCGCTGTTCACCGAAGTGCTGGTGGCGGCTTTGGCCATCAAGGTCGCGCATCCGCTGACCCATAAGGCGGGCATGATCGACATTGCCCGCGCCGCCTATGATCGCGCCCTCGACGCCGCCTTTTCGGCCAACGCCATCCAGCGCGGCGGCCGGCTCTACACCGGCGGCTGGGCAACCCAGCGCGGCGATTTGAGGAGCTTTCGTTAAATGACAGCGCTCTATCCGGTCCAAGACGTCTTCACCCGCGGCGAGATCTCGCCCAGGCTCCATTCCCGCGCTTCCCTTGACCTCTACCGGGCGGCGCTCGCCCAATGCGAGAATTTCGTCACCTTGCCGCATGGCGGCATCCGCGCCCGCGGCGGCACCTATTTCGTCGCCGAGGTGAAGAACTCGGCCAAGAAGACGCGCGGCATTCCATTCATCTTTTCCTCCGACCAGGCCTACTGCCTGGAATTCGGCGATCTCTATATCCGCGTCTATGCCTATGGCGCGCGGGTCGACACGGTCGAGATCGCCTCGCCCTACCTGGAGGCCGACCTCTTCGAGCTTGCCTATGTGCAGTCGGCCGACCAGATGTGGATCACCCATCGCGACTATCCGCCCAAGGTGCTGACCCGCACCGCGCACACCGCGTGGACGCTCGAGGACTTCGAGTTCCTCGACGGTCCCTATGACGACATCAACGATACCGCCACGACGCTGGCGCCTTCCGACACCGGCCACCTGACGCCCAAGATGAACTCGAACACGACGCCAGCCGGCACCGTCTCCGCTACCGCGGCAAGCGGCCGACGACTTCAAGATGTTCGACCGTGACAAGACCCAGCATCTCATCTTGTCTGGCGGCGGCGACGGCTTCATCCGCTACCGCACCGCCGGCGGCGCGCAGCGGGTCGTTGACGCCTACTGGCTGACCGCCTCGAGCAAGGCGACCCAGGCTTACGACTTCTTCACCGCTTGGGAGGTCCAGGGATCGAATGACGGCGTTTCCTGGACCACGCTCGATACCCGTACCGGCGAGCTCGGCTGGGGCAATGGCGAGACGCGCTTCTACGATTTCCCCAACAAGTCCGCCTTCGAATACCATCAGCTGGTGTTCAGCGGCGGCGGCGGCGACGATGCGACCAATTCGATCGCCGCGGAGCTTGCCTTTCATGTCGCGGCTTCCGACCAGACGCCGTTCGATCTCACCGCATCCGGCACGGCCGGCATCAACGGTGGCGCCGGGTTCCAGGCTACCGATGTCGGCCGCGCCATCCGGCTGCTCGGCTCCGACGGCGTTTGGCGCTGGGCCAAGATCGCCAGCCGCACCAGCACCACCGTGGTGAAGATCGTAATCTACGGCCATGCCCTGCCGAACACCAACCCGATCACCCGCTGGCGGCTCGGGACCTTCGTGCCGGGCAAATATGTCGAGTCCGGCTCGCTCTATGAGGAGCGCCTGGCCTTCAGCCGGCGCTTTTCCGTCTATGCATCGGCCACCGGCGACTTCGACAATTTCGCGCTCGGCGAGAAGGACGACGACGCGCTGGAATTCGTCCAGGCCGGCGGCGGCCAGGCCAACGACATATTGTGGATCGCCGATTCCGACGGCGCGCTGCTGATCGGCACCTCCGGCGGCATCCGCGCCCTGTCGGGCTCTGGCATCGACGAGGCGCTGACGCCGTCCTCCTTCAAGAACCGTCGCTCGCGCACTTTCGGCTGCGCCCGCATCCGACCGGTCGATGCCGGGCAATCTTTCCTCTATGTCACGCGTTCGCGCCGGGCGATCGCCGAGCTGACCCAGGTGCAGACCAGCCGATATCAGTCCGAAGACATCGGCCAGATATCCGAGCACATTCCGAAGCAGGGCGTGGTCGAGCTCGCCTACCAGACCGACCCCGACCCGATCCTGTGGTTCCCCCTCGATAATGGTGAGCTGGCGGGCTACACGCACCAGCCGAGCCAGGAAGTCCGCGGCATGCACCGCCATCGCCTCGGCGGGACCTTCTCGGGCTCCGATTGGGCGGTGGTCGAAAGCGCGGTGGTGACGCCGGGTCAAAACGGCGTCGACGACATCTGGCTGTTCGTCAAGCGCACCATCGGCGGCCTGACGAAACGCTACATCGAGGTGATGCAGGCGCCCTTCGAATACGGAGAGCTCGCCGACGCTTTCCAGGTCGACTGCGGGCTGACCTACTCAGGGGCGCCGGTCAACGTCGTCTCCGGCCTCGGCCATCTCAACGGCCAGAAAGTCGACGTGCTGGGCGACGGCAAGGTCTTTCGCGGCCTCATCGTCGCCTCCGGTCAGGTGACGCTGCCCTCCGGCGCCACCGCCGCGAAATGGCAAGTCGGGCTTCCGTTTCAATCGGAAGCCGGCACGCTGGAGCTCGATGTCGGCGGCCAGGACGGCTCGATCATCGGTCGCCGCAAGAAGGTGGCGAAGGCGATCCTGTCGCTGCTCGAGACCGACACGACGGGACTTGAGGTGCAATCTTGCATCCGCGGCCGTTGGGAGGCCGTGCGCATGCCCTCGGTCGTCGCGCCCGACGGCAAGGCGAAGCTCTACACCGGCAATGTCGAGGTGCCGATCGACGACAGCTGGGAAGGGCAGGGCAAGGTGAGGATCCGCCACCTCAACCCGACGCCCTGCACGATCCGGGCGTTCACACCGGTGTTCGACGCGGAGCCGTAAGCGATGTTGCTGCCGCAATAGCCCAACGCCGAGTTCCCGCGCACCTCCCTCTGGCCTGCCGGCCATCTCCCCCGCAAGGGGGGAGATCAGCTGGCGTCTTTGGTTTCGCCAATTGCCGACCTTGCAAGTGACAGTACATCGCCCGAACTGCCAATCTCCCCCTTGCGGGGAGATGTCCGGCAGGACAGAGGGGGGTGCTGTCCCGCCGGCCTCTCCAACCGGGAACCCCCATGACATCACCCCATGCCGAAGCTCTCGGCAGGGCGCGGACGGCTGCGGATTTCGCCGCCGTGATCGCTCTGCTCGACACCGACCTCTCCGAAGCCGTCGCCAGCCGCCAAGGCCTGAAGCAGGCGGAGGACCGCGCCATTTTCGGCGACGGCGATCTCGCCGCCGCGCGCGCCGCGCTCGACGACTGCAACGATACGATCGCTGTGCTCGAAAAGACCATCGCCGCCGCCAGCGGCCGCCAGGCCACTGCGGCTCAAACCGAAGCCCGCGCCGACATCGAGGCGCTCAGCGAGGAGATCGAAGGCAAGGCGGCACTGCTCGGCGCGCGCTGGCGCGCCGCCCGCCGGCTGGTCGAGGAACTGCGCGAGGAGCTGTTCGGGGCCGACGCGCTGTCGCGGGCGATTGCCACCGCCAACGGCCTGTTCGACGCCGCCGGCATGCCGAGCCGGAAGGTGAGCCTGGCGGCCGCCCGCCGCGCCGCCATGGCCGGTCCGCGCGCGGCGGCGCCATCGCGCCTCAGCCGCGCCGGCCTGGCGGCCGACCGGCTGCTTCTTTCGCTGATCAGCTCCGGCGGCGCGCTCGACGCGCGTCCGGGGCTCCGCGCGCCCGTCGCCGGCGCAACCAAGAAACCCAAGCGAGGCTGAACCATGTGCACATTAGCCCTACTCGGCACGGCCATTTCGGTCGGCGGCGCCCTGATGCAGGGCGCCCAGCAGCAGCAATTGGCCAACTACCAAGCCAAGGCCTACGAGCAGCAGGCGCAGGCCGACGCGCAAAGCGCCGCCTTCGAGCGGAGCCAGGAGCGCCACAAGCAGGACCTGCTCGAAGCCCAGGCGCGCGCCCAGGCCGGCGCCTCGGGCGTCGGCGTTGCCGGCTCGCCGACCGAAGTGCTGGCGGCCAACGCCCGGCAGGGGCAGGTCGACCTCGATGCGATGTTGTACGGCTCGCGGCTGCGCCAGAACAATCTCAACACCCAGGCCGCCGTCTCGCGCTTCCAAGGCAAGCAGGCGATGACCGCCTCGATCTTCAACGCTGGCAGCAGCCTCATCGGCGGCCTCTCCAAAATCTACGACCCGACCAAGAGTCCGAGTTCCGGCGGCCTGCAGTCGGGCAACGCCGTGATCGTCGGCGCCTCCCCCTTTTCCAGAGCAAGTTGGGCAGGGAACACCTGAGTGGTACACATCATTCCTCTTTCCGTCGCCCAGCGCCGGCTCGATACCGGCAACGGGATGCAATATCCCCAGGGCTCGCCGATCGGCGGCGCCATGCAAGGGTTGGGCGATCACCTCTCCGCCGTCGCCGAGCGCTACCAGCAGATGAAGGAACAGCAGGAGGCGTTCGATGCCGAACTGGCGCGCCGCCGGTTCGACGGCGAGATCGCGCAGGCCGAAGACGAGGCGACGGCGAACGCGCCGGCCGATGGCAGCGGCCTGCATGAGGCCATGTATGGCCAGGTCGATCCGCACAATGGCCGAGTAATGAAGACTGGCCTGTTCGACAGGCTGTTCGCCGCTGCCTTGCCGAACATGCCAGAGAGCCAGCGCGCCGCGCGGCCCAGACAGAGAAAGGCATAGCCGATCGAACACGCCGGGAAGCAATAGTCGACCCCATGGGGCTTTTCGATTTGGCTAAGACAGTCGACCTAGGTCGTTCAGGGCCGAAAGCAGAGCTCACTAACTACATCCCCACAAATCAAGAATGGCTAGGGCGTATTCGCGGGAGACAGTTGAGCGAGGGAGCCTATGGCGTCTTCTCGCGCAAAAGCTTGTGGGCTCAGATGGGCTTGGCGAGGACCAGCGCTTCGGTACCTGATATCACCCCGCTGGGGGCGTCGTTTGCGCTCGAAAAGGCGGGCAATGCGGCGCTGGAGGGTAACTACAGCGAAGCATTGCTTGATGCCTTCGGAGCCATTCCTGGCGAGCGGTTGGCCGCCTTTGGCCTGAAGGGGACTGGTAAGGCCGCGAAACAGTGGGGTGAGAAGCTCTCGAGTGGGCGAGGCACTTATTCACGGGGTAGATGCCGAAACCCTCCGACGCCACAAGGGCTTGCTCGCTTTGCATTTCAACCAGTCCCGCGGTCAAGCGCGCATTGGACAATGCAATGCTCGGGGCAATGCTTGCCAGAGATCCGGTGCGAGTCAAATATGCGGGAGCTGCAGTAGGATGGGAGGAATCAAAAAACTATCGCAAGACCTTTTTTGGTCGGAACGCTAACCTAAATGCTGGTGACTACGTGGTTCACCAATACTTCTACGTAGAGCCGATTGTTGTTGGCGAACTGGATGAGGGTACTGTGATGGACGTAAGTGTGCATCCGCCGATCGTCAACAAGCTTGTGTTTCAAGTCGACGGCTGGCCCGGCGATGTTCTCGTAGCAAGCTTTCCTTGCTTTCTTATCACGGAGGAGGCCAAATTCGCGTTGCAGCAGGCCGGTTTCTCCGGTGCGACATTCGCTGACGTCAAAATCACAATTTCCGACAATTTTCGTGACGTTTATTCCGACGTTAAGATTCCGCTTCTTGTCTGGCTAAAGATAGAGGGAGAGGCCGGCCACTCCGACTTCGGTATTGCCTCGGATCTGCGACTCGTCATGTCGGAGCGTATCCTGGACGTTCTCGATGCACTGGGTCTTCCTATGGCTAGCTTCAAGCCGTTCGACGATCGAAGTGGGCACACTGACCTAGGCAGAGAATGATACGCCGCAAAGCCGATTCGTAACCATTTGAGGTGCCTTCGGTTAGTCGCATAGAAATAATGCACTGTCACCGTAGTTCCGGTTCTCCGACCGAAGTGCTGGCGGCCAACGCCCGGCAGGGGCAGGTCGACTCGATGCGATGTTGTACGACTCGCGGCTGCGCCAGAACAATCTCAACACCCAGGCCGCCATTTCGCGCTTCCAGGAGCGCTGGCACCGCTGGCGGGGCGGCTGGAGCGGGCGCATTTTGGATTCAGATGGCTCGGATACCGAGCGCGGACAGGCTCAATCAAGCTGTTGGCGAAAATCGCGGTGACAAAGAGCTGATTCCGGTGCGGCTACAAATCTAGCCGCGCGCTAATCCCGATCTTTTCAAGCCTCGCTTTCGCGGGGCTTTTTTCATGGAGCAAGCCCTATGGCCCGACCTGCAACTGCCGCCGTTCGCCTGTTGACCGGCGAACGCGAACCCGTGCGCCTGGCGACGATCGCAAACATCACCCTTTACGGCCTGCAGACCATCGACGGCGTGGCGGCCGAAGTCGGCGACCGCGTGCTGGTCAAGGATCAGGCCGACCAGACCGAGAACGGCATCTACACGGCGAGCGAGGGCCGGTGGTTCCGCGCCGCCGACGCCCGCACGGCGCGCACGATGCAGAAGGGCACGACCGTGCATGTGCAGGAGGGAACGGTCTCGGCCGATCGGGTCTATGCCTTCGAGACGCTGGATCCGGCGATCGGCGCCGACCCGATCACGCTGAGCTTCTATCTCTCGCAGGATACGCTCGGCGACGCCGTGAACGCCGCGAATGCCGCTGCGGCGAGCGCTGCCGCGGCACTCACCTCCAAGAATGCCGCCGCCACCAGCGCCACCAGTGCGGCTGGCTCGGCCACGGCCGCTTCCGGCTCGGCCAGCGCCGCGTCCACTTCCGCCACCAGTGCCGCGACCAGCGCCACCAATGCCGGCAATTCGGCGACGGCAGCGGCCGGCTCCGCGTCCGCTGCTTCCGGTTCGGCGACCGGCGCCGGCACCTCGGCAAGTGCCGCCGCCGGCTCGGCAACGGCCGCGTCGGGCTCGGCAAGCGCCGCTGCCAGCTCGGCGACCAATGCGACGACCTCGGCCAGCAACGCGGCGGCGAGCGCCGCCGCCGCGGCCAACGCCGTGGCGGCACTTGGCTACACCTTCTCCACCAGCACCGCCGATGCCGACCCCGGCAACGGCACGCTGCGGCTGAACAATGCCAGCGCCGCCTCCGCCACAGTCGCCTATATCGACAACCTCGATTCCAGCGGCGCCACGGTGAGCGGCATCCTGGATACGTTCGACGACAGCACCAACCCGATCAAGGGCCAGCTCACGCTGCGCTCAAAGGCGTCAGCGGCAATCGCCTATGTCTACAGCGTCACCGGCTCGGTGGTGGACGGCGGCGGCTATCGCAAACTGACGCTCGCCTATGTCAGTGGCGCCGGCACCTTGCCCACGACCGCCGACGGCATCTGGCTGATCTTCACGCGCGCCGGCGACAAAGGCGCGGATGGCCTGGGCAGTGGTGACTTTTCCGGGCCGGCGAGTTCGGTGACCGACAACATCGTGACCTTCGCCGGCACGACGAGGAAGGCCGGCAAGGACAGTGGGGTGGCGGTGGCGAGTTTGGCGCCGAAAGCAAGCCCCGCTTTCACCGGCACGCCGACGGCGCCGACACAGGCCGCCGGCGACAACAGCGCCAAGCTCGCCACCACCGCCTATGTGGACACGAGCTTCGCGCGAAGGCCAGCCCGACATTCACGGGGACGGTGACGGTCCCGGATGGCAGTTTCTCGCCCGCCAAATTGGACAATGGCGGAGCCGTCAGTGTTTTCGGCCGGTCTGCCAATTCGAGCGGCGTGCGCGCAGACATTGCGGCTGCTGCCGACGATACGGTCCTGCGGCGTGTGTCTAGCGTTGTGGGGTTCGGGCAGATCACGACCGGCATGGTTCCGGCTGGCGTGCTGACTTATGCGATGCTTGCTTCCGCGGCAATAGCCTCGAATAGCGAATTTCAGCTCGGCACTGCGGGCAAGCTCCTGTCCGCGGCGGCTCTGAAGACGACCGTGGCTTACCAGGCGCTCACCTCGAGTGCGACGGTCACGTGGGACATGTCGCTGGGCAATAATGTTTCTGTGGCGCTATCCACGAACGCCACCCTTGGCAATCCAACGAATGCGAATCCGCTCTTTGGCTTCGTGTTGAAGGCCACGGCCGTTACTTCCGCCCGCACCCTGGGCCTTAGCGCCAACTTCGCGGTTGCTACCGGCGTCGAAGGGTTCCCTATCACAATCGGCACATCGGAAACCGTCTTCCTTGTCGGCTTCGTCGACACCACCAGCCGGATCGTCGTCACCGGCGTCATCCGCACCTAAAGGAGTTGGAAAATGTCCATTCTTGTTCGCAAGATCGATGACGTTTGGCAGGAGTGGCACGGCTCCTCGATCGTTATACAGATGGTAGGCACCTACACCGCTGTTTACGGCGACGGTCGGCAGGTGGAAACGCCGTGCGACCCTTACCCCATCGAAATCCAGATGAACGGCGACAGCCTGCGCGGCTTCTATGATCAAGGCATCTGGGCCCTCGAAGAAGTGGAGGCCGTTGGCGGCAAAATCGCTGTCCCGTTCAATGCGCCAGACGGCAAGCAGACGGTGGGTTCACCCTCCTATGTTGAAACTGGTGCTGTCATCCAGCAGGTCTACGAAGTCGAGGACACCCCTCGGCCGCCAGCTCCTCCGACTGCCAAGGAACGAGTTACGGCTATGCTTGCCACCTACCAAATATCCGTCAGTGAGTTGAAGACCGTCTTGGAGCTTGATTTGTAGATGCTACCCGGTATTGCTCCACCTAAGGCTGGCCTATTGCTGCCCAGTAAGTCGTTCATCGCAACGGCATACAACGATATTTCATTGTCGAGTTATAACTTTACTGTCGACACGGGAGCGGCGACTGAGCGCAGCGTTGTTTGTGAGGTGCTGGGATCAGGCAACTCGGGCTCCATTACCTCGATCTCCGGAACTATTGCCGGCGTCGCTTTTTCCATCCTCGTGGATACGATAGGGGCGTCGACCTACGCGGCCATCGTCGCAGCCAAGCTGCCATCAAATATAGCGGCGGGCAACCAAACCGTTAGCATCGTCTGCGGCGCATCTTGGGGTGCACAGATGATGTCGATCGCGTCTTACCGGTGCCTTAACCTCAGAAGCTTAGTCCCGACCGCAACCCTGGTTAGTAGCGCCAATCCGGGCACAGGTACCATCAACGTCGACGACCACGGTCTTTTGTTCGCCTGCGCGCGCTGCGGCAATTCAGCTCCAACCTATACTTGGGCGGGCATCACAGAAGAATATGACTTTGCAGTCGGAACGTCGGGCCGATCAGCGTCGGGTGGGAGCTATCAAGCTAATGCGGCGGAAGTGGGCAGAATGGTCACGGCAACGCGAAGTGTGACTGGCATCAACTACGGTTTGGTTGCCGCTGTCCTACGTTAGAGCTACCAGATTCGCCACGCGATGATGCAAAGCATGGCAAAGCAAAGCCAGAGAACGAGACGGATCTCGAACATCGCTTGCGCCCACTGATAGGGCGGGGCGAAGGAATTTCTTCCTCAGCCTCGAACCTTTCTTGCGCGGCTATCCAAGTCTTCTCTCCCTTGGTCGGGCGCTTTTCCATCAATGGTGTCTCTCTACATCTTCCGTGCCAACTCTTATCGGTAACCCCAGCCCAACTGGCGTTCCGATATCCGTCAGCACCTCAAAGGAATACCCGGAACCATACCAGCCTGCCGCTTGGACGGAAAGGAAAGGGCGAAGCATTTTGTAGGAAAAGGGGCGTCGACCGACAGATCGTTTCGCCCGAAAGCGGTTACAAGCAGGATCATCGCGCCCATTCGGTTGCACAGGTCGAGGAACGCGCGAGGCAAGCGTAGGAGCCACTGT